TTGACACAGTTGTCGATCAGCAAGATTACGACTTACAAAGTATTGTGCAGGAAAGTGCTGGTTCTAAAGTAGACAACAGTAAAATATTAATAAAGAAAGTATATTATAAGTCTCCACAAGCTATGTGGAGATTTTATGGTTATTATGGAGGGCTGAATACCGTAGGAAATCTTCAGAATTACGGTCAGTTTGCCGACGATTCACAGTTTCAAATTGTACCGGTATGGCAAAACAAACTTCAAGCTAAAAGTTTTGAAAGTGCGATCTACACAAGGAATTCTCACTACTCATTTGAGCTAAGAAACAATAAACTTAGAGTGTTTCCCGTCATGACTGAAGTTGGCCCAAGAAAGATGTGGTTTGAATATACAATTCGTAACAAAAAAGATGCATGGGACCAAGACGAAGATAAGAAAACTAACACTACGGGCATTAACAATATGAACACGTTGCCCTTTGAAAACATACCATTTAGCCACATAAATTCAATAGGAAAACAATGGATTAGAAGGTTTACTCTTGCATTGTGTAAAGAAATGTTAGGATACATAAGAGGAAAGTTTGCAACAATACCAATTCCTGGCGAGGGGATAAGTCTGAATGGTGCAGAACTAGTTGGCCACGCACAAGCAGAACAAATTGCGCTAAGAGATGAATTGAAGGGAGTTCTTGATGAACTAACATATGCTAAATTAGCAGAGCTAGAAGCAAACATGGCTGATACAGCTGTAAGCTTGCAAGCAAAAATACCATTGCCTGTGTTTGTAGGATAAGGGAGGAGAAGCTGACAAATGCCAAAATGGTCTCAGCCAAAACAGCCACCGCCTCCTTTATTTATCGGCAAGAAAGAACGCGATCTTGTCAAGCAAGTAAACGATGAACTCATTGAAAGAGTAATAGGTCAGCAAATTTTGTATTATCCAATAAGCCTGGAGCATACAAACTTTCACGATCTTTATGGTGAAGCTATGACCAAATCTTTTTTGCCACCTGTCAGAGTATATGCCCTGGTAACTTTTGGCGGCGTCCAAACAACTTTTATGGGCAATGTTGGAATTGATAGCGAATCAACCATCACAGTTCAATTTCATAAAAGGAGATTAACAGAGGATCAAGATCTGTTTGTTAGAGTTGGCGACTTTGTTTTATATGGTGATATTTATTATGAAATTGTTTCGTTGGCCGAGTCTAGACAATTGTTCGGCCAGATAGATCATAAATTTGAAATCTCAGCAGAGTGTATTAAAGCACGTGAGGGCCTTTTCGATGCCAAATAACATTTTGATAAGCACCAATGTATTGGAAGAAAAATTAATTCAACCTTCTACTTTGGAAAACATAGATAAAGCGTTGTTTGAGTATATAAATAACGAATTCGATATTTCTTGTGAGACCAACAAGGGATTCAAAAAAACACCAGTTATATGGTTATCAGCTGAAAGAGCATTTCAAGTAAAAAATAATAAAGAATTACGAGATGATAAAGGAATATTAATTTTACCTATCATCACAGTTGACAGGACCTCTCTTAGCAAAAATTTGGCTAATAAGGGCATTTTTCAAGCTCATATTCCTCCGGGCCTAGATGAAAAAGGAGGTTCCATCACCATCGGAAGGATCATAAATCAAGATAAAACTTCAAATTTTGCGAATGCAGATGCACATAGGTTAAGAAAACAAGTCAATTTTCCAAAGAAAAATGAGAAGATTGTTTATCAAAATATTTCAATCCCTCTTCCCGTATACGTAGAAATGATGTACAGAGTTACATTAAGATGTGAATATCAGCAACAAATGAATCAGATGGTCACCCCTTTTATCACAAGAACTGGGGCAGTAAACCATTTTCTCTTAAAAAGAAATGAACATAAGTATGAAGCATTTATTGAAGACAGTTTCACGCCAACAACAAATGCAGCAAATTTAGCCACTAGTGAAAAGATGTATCAAGCGGATATTAATATAAAAGTATTAGGGTATATAATTGGTGAAGATAAGAACCAAGAACAGCCAAAAATTGTAATTAGGGAAAACGCTGTCGAGGCAAAAATGCCTCGTGAACGAGTTATGACTGGAGACGAACCAGAACATATTGATAAGAGAGGTTTTTATAGAGAATAGTTTTTACCTTTCAGAAGTTTTCCGACTATTTATTAAAGAATTGTTTACACACATTTATCGAGGAGAACGTATAGCATGTCCGAAAAAAAGTTTAATTTTGTTTCGCCAGGAATATTTCTAGAAGAAATTGACAACTCGCAGTTGCCAAATGTTGGGCCTGAAATCGGTCCAGTAATTATTGGTCGAACAGAGCGTGGCCCCGCAATGAGGCCTGTTATGGTCAAGTCTTTCTCAGAATATGTAGAGCTATTTGGAAATCCAGTTCCAGGTGGAAGAGGCGGCGATGTATTTAGAGATGGAAATTATAGCTCTCCAATGTATGGAGGCTATGCAGCTCAAGCTTGGCTAAGAAACAACACCCCTGCTACAATTGTAAGACTTCTTGGCAATCATCATCCAAACCGCGACACACCTACTACTCCGTCGCCTGCCAACGCCGGCTGGGACATGGGCAACGTTGGCGGCGCCGGCACGGGAGCAAATGCTGATAAAGGCGGCGCCTATGGCCTGTTCTTGATGGCCACCTCATCTACCGGTGAACAAAAATTGAATTTGGGAGCTGTATTTTATTCTGATGACGCATCCGGCGCGATTGTTTTGTCTGGAACAATGGAGCAGGCGCCGCAGCACACAAACTTAGCTGGCGATGCGGTTTCACACACCACAACTGCATCACAATGTATTCCAATTGCCGTGAGCACTGCCAATAGAGGCGCTGAATTCACTGCTCAAATAGGCAGTCAAGACGCGGTCCGCGACAACACAGCGGAAAGATTTGTTTTCAATTTTGATGAAAATTCTGATAACTATATTAGAAAAGTTTTTAACACAAACCCAACTCTAACGAATTCAGGTATCACAATTGCATCTGAACAAAAGACGTATTTCTTGGGAGAAACGTTTGAAAGGTCGTTAATGGCTGAGGAAACTTATGGTCAAAGTGGCTCCCCTCGTACAGGTTTGTCAGGTTTAAATGATGTTACTCATGGTGTTTTTGTAGGTCTTACAAACCAAGGTTCTTCGGGCGAAGAATACGCAGACCGACAGAGGGAAGCATCAAAAGCTCGCACTGGATGGTTTATCAGCCAGGATATGGGAGATCCCGCAAACTTCAAACCTGCGAATCAACAACAATTGTTTAAACTTGTTGCCCATGAGGAAGGAGAATGGTTGCAGAAAAACGTTAAAATATCAATTGAAGCAATCAAACCATCAACTAATAAACTTAGTGATTTTGGTACGTTTACTGTAGTCCTCAGAAAAATTGATGATCTTGATAAGGCACCAAAAGTTATCGAGAGATTTACTTCATGTGATTTGAATCCAAACTCTGCAAATTATGTTGCTAGAAAGATTGGTGACAAGTACATTGAATGGGATGAGTCTGAAAGGCGATATCGTCACTTTGGCAACTACACCAACATGTCAAAATATGTTTACGTGCAGATGAATGACACTGTTCACGCTGGTGGAGTCGAAGACCGATTACTTCCCTTTGGTTTCTTTGGGCCGCCGAAGCTTAAAGATGCTGGAACAGAAATTGCTGTTGCCGCAACATCGGTTGACGCACTTGAGTGCGACGACATCAACCCCGGCGGTGCAGCCGAGAATGTCAACATCTCGTTTACCATACCTACGGCTGCTGGCGGCGCAGGGACAATCACCTGGGTTTATGTTAGCCATACCAGCACTGATGGTGATGACGTTGACGCTCCGGGTACGATTGGTGTTGGTATTCAAGCCCTGGCCGACTCTGCCGCTGCTACCGCGGCGATAATTGATGCTATTAATGGTGACACAAATGTTAATGTCACAGCCGCAACGTCGGGAAATGGGGCAACTGGTGGTGTTCCTGGCGTCACCGCTGCGGAAGGGACTACAGACACAAGAATAACACTTACCATGACTACTACCGGGAATGCTGGCAATATAACCGGGACGACACCCCTAGCGTCGACCCGGCCGCTTATCGTGGCGGTGGCCGACAACTTCTCTGGCGGCAAAACCGGGCTTACAGTCGACACCGATTTGGCTGACGGTCACTTTATAGACCCAACGAAAAATCAAATCGAACCGCGGACAGCAGCCCTCAAAATCGCACATACCGATGCTATTCTCACAACACCTGGTTTAAATGGCTCGTTCTTGTTCCCCAAGATCCCTCTAAAATTACACGGAACCCAAGGAAACTTGCCGAAGCCTTCCATGCAATATTGGGGCGTGGACTTGGCCAAAAGTGGTTCAACCAAATTAGACCGCAGTCTTTTGGAAACTCTCCGACCGATAAGCACTCTTGGCCCGGACGTTTCCGATAGTCCCACCGAACTCGAATACATGTACGTTTTCTCGTTAGACAATCTTTGCGAGTCTGGCAGCATTGGAGCTTCGTATACATCTGGTTCACGAGCGACACATCTTGTTGACGATTCTAAGCCCTGGGTGCGCGGATCCGCTACTTCTATGAGCGGTTCAAGTGCGCTGTTAACTGGAAGTGGCCTAGGATACAATCGGTTCACTACCGTTTTCCACGGAGGCTCCGACGGCTTTGATGTTACGGAAAAAGACCCATTTAGAAACACTTTTATTACTGCTAATGGCTCTGATACCAACAACTATGCTTTCTACTCTATCAAGAGAGCAATTGACAGTGTTAGGGACGCAGAAGTAGCAGAGATGAACTTAGCCGTAATGCCCGGAATCACGCAGCCAGCTCTTACCGAGCACCTCATTAGTATTTGTGAAGATCGCGGAGATGCTTTAGCTATCATTGATCTCGAGAAAGATTATGTGCCTCCGCATGATGGTGAGGAAGCTGGCTTAACAGAATCAGCCAGAAAACCGGATGTTATTCTGGCGGTAAACAAACTGAAGGCTCGACAAATTAACTCGAGTTATGGATGTGCTTACTTTCCATGGGTTCAGATTAGAGATACCATTTCTAATGCTTTGTTATATGTTCCGTCTTCCGTCGTCGCCTTAGGCACAATGGGTTCAAGTGAAGCCCGTCGTGAGCTTTGGTTTGCTCCTGCAGGCTTTACTCGCGGCGGACTGTCTACTGGAGCAGCTGGAGTTCCAGTAACTGGTGTAAAACTACAACTTTCATCTGATGATAGGGACAAGCTTTATGCAGCCAATATCAATCCTATTGCCACATTCCCAGCAGAGGGCATTGT